AGGTATTCGCTGGCCCTGCTCGTATTAAGGGTATGGTTATTGGCGTTCCTACAGCTGGAGGCACTTTAGCTTTAAAAAACGGTTCTGGTGGTACCACAGTATTTTCAGTTGTAATTCCCGCAAATGCAGGTGGAGTATCTAATATCGTTATTCCTGGTGAAGGAATTCGCTGTGATAACGGCATTTATGCAACAACCCCAGCTAGTATGACAGTAACAGTATTCTACGGATAATATATGAGCGCAGAACGTGAAGTTATAGAACACGGTGTAGAAATTAAACATATACAATCTGATGTGGATACTCTTATGGAAGATATGGATCAGTTAAAAAAACGTCTTGATAATATTGAAAAGACGTTAGAAGAAATTAAAGGCGGTTGGAAAGTATTTATCGCTATTGCTACTGTTCTTTCAGGTGTTATTAGCTGGATGGTAACTCACTGGTTAGGTAAATAATGCCAAGCAAATCTAAGGCACAACATAAGCTTATGACAGCAGTTGCTCATAATCCTAAGTTTGCTAAAAAAGTTGGTATACCTCAATCGGTAGGTAAAGACTTTGCAGAAGCTGACAAAGGTAAGAAGTTTAAAAAAGGTGGTGTATCTTTAGCTGTAGGACGTGGTGAGAAGTTACCCGTATCTAAAGGTGCTGGATTAACTGCTAAAGGCCGTGCTAAATATAACGCTGCTACAGGATCTAATTTAAAAGCTCCACAACCACAAGGTGGTGCTCGTAAGAGATCTTTCTGTGCAAGAATGTCTGGAATGCCTGGACCCATGAAAGATGAAAAAGGCAGACCTACTCGTAAAGCAGCTTCTTTAAAACGTTGGAAATGTAACTAAGGAACTAATATGAAAAAGAAATCAACAAACCCAAGAATGGCTATGATGATGGGACGTGCAATGAAGCGCCCAGCACTAGCTTTTAGACCAGAAGTAGCTAGACCAGCTGTTAATCCAATGGCTGCTATGGCTGCTGCACCAGCAATGCCAACAATGAAAAAAGGCGGGAAACTTAAAGCTGTAGACACAAGTAAGAATCCTGGAATATCAAAATTACCAACGGAGGTTAGAAATAAAATGGGCTACATGAAAAAAGGCGGTATGGCTAAAGGATGTGCAACAAAATCAGATGCAAAAATGATTGCTAAAAAAGAAGTAAAAGGCCATGAATCATCAATGCACAAAATGAAATCAGGTGGTGCATGTTATGCTGCTGGTGGCAAAGCATCTCAATTATCTAAAGCTAATGGTATTGCTGTTCGTGGCAAAACTAAAGGAAAGATTATTTAATCATGGCTATCATTGAAAAAATCAAGAAATTTGTTAAGGATATTACTCCTCCTTCTGGTGAACAAAAAGCTAAGATTGAAGAAAAGCAAATGAAGGTTGAAGAAATGAAAGATCCTAGTGCTTATCGCAAAAATAAAGCTATGTATGATACAAGTACAGAAGTTAAAAAGTTTGATGATAATTACAAGCATGGCGGCAAAGTATCTTCAGCTTCTAAACGTGCTGACGGTTGTGCTGTTCGTGGAAAAACTAAAGGAAAAATCTGCTAATGAGAGCCTCTCGTGGTATGGGCGATATAGCCCCAACTAAAATGCCTAAGGGCAAAAAGAAAGCCCGTAGAGATGATACGGACTTTACTCAATATGCTAAAGGTGGCAAGGTCGGCCTCTATGCCAATATTCACGCTAAGAAGGCACGTATAGCTCAAGGTTCTGGTGAGAAGATGCGTAAGCCTGGTTCTAAAGGCGCACCTACAGCAAAACAATTTAAACAAGCTGCTAAAACAGCTAAAAAATAAAGGATTATATGATTAAGAAATTTGTGCAAAAAATCATCAAGAAACTTAAAAATTTGCGTATTTTGCAAAAATAGGTAAACAATGGCTGAAACTACAGGAACCAGCTTATTTAATCTAAACATGAATGACCTCATAGAAGAGGCATTTGAACGTTGTGGATTAGAATTGAGAACTGGATATGACTTTAGAACCGCTAGAAGAAGCCTTAATCTATTAACGATTGAATGGGCTAATCGTGGTATTAACCTTTGGACTATTGAAGAAGGTCAAATCACTATGGCTACAGGGCAACCTACTTACGCTCTTCCAGTGGATACTATTGACTTACTAAGTATGATTACTCGTACTGGCAACGGTGGACCTAATCAACAAGATATTAATATTAATCGTATATCAGAAGATACTTATTCTACAATTCCTAATAAGTTAGCTACAGGTCGTCCTATCCAAGTATGGATCAATAGACAGTCTGGTATGTCTAATGAAAGCACTGTATATTTATCTGCTTCTATTAGTGCTACAGATACCACAATTACATTAAGCGATGTATCTAACATTGCATCAGCTGGATTTATTAAAATTGATAACGAAACTATTTACTATCCAAATGTAGATAACGCTAATAACCAATTATTAAATTGTGCTCGTGGTCAAAACAATACAACTGCAGCAGCTCATGTAGCAACTACAACACCATTTAACTATATTACAATACAAAACTTGCCAAGCGTTAATGTATGGCCAACCCCTAATTCACCTGGTAATCAGTATGTATTTGTTTACTGGAGAATGCGTAGAGTGCAGGATGCTGGTACTGGTGTTACTGTAAATGATATTCCATTTAGATTCTTACCATGTATGGTAGCTGGATTAGCTTATTATTTATCTGTTAAGTCACCTGCAGTAGATCCAAATAGAGTAGCATTCTTACAATCAGATTATGAAAAACAATGGGATCTAGCATCTCAAGAGGACAGAGAAAAGGCACCGATTAGATTTGTGCCTAGAAATATGTCTTATATAAGGTAATCATGGCTACCAAGTATTCCAGTGGGAAACACTCAATTGCCGAATGTGACCGATGTGGTCAGCGTTATAAGCTTAAAGAATTAAGAAAGCTTATACTTAAAACAAAGCAAATTAGCGTTAAGGTATGCCCAGAATGCTGGGAACCAGATCAACCACAGTTATTGCTTGGCATGTATCCTGTGAATGATCCACAAGCAGTACGTGAACCAAGACCAGATGTATCTTATCAAGTATCTGGTAATACAGGCTTACAAACTGGACAAAACAATTCTTTCAACATTCAAGATAATGGTTATCCTCAAGATGGTAGCCGTCAGATTGAGTGGGGTTGGAATCCAGTGGGTGGGGCAAGTTCATTTGATACTTTATTAACGCCTAACCACCTTATAAGTAATGTTATAATAGGCGATGTAACAATTGTCACAACTTAATTAGGAGAAACAAAATGGCATTTAAATCAGGAGCTGATGGTATTACCAAACAAGGTAAAACTAAAGGCAAAAATCTAGGTGATTCAGGACCTACTGTTGCAATTCAATCTGGTAAAGGTTCTAAGGGCGCATCTTCAGTAACTTCATTAGCTATGAAGAAACTTGGACGCAATTTAGCAAGAGCAATGAATCAAAAAAAAGGTAAATAATCATGACTAAAGAACGTAAAGTTCCAGTGACACCAGCAGAAGATTATCCTTTAGGTCACGCTAAAGAGAATAAAGATGCTAGTGCATATACTGGATTTAAATATCCTTCTGGCGGTGGTAATGATATTGGTGTTTATAAACAACCTATGTCTAATCCAAACGGTACAGAACATGAAGCAGTAACATTACCTGGCAATGGCATGAACAAACTTAATATGTCTACAGGAAATTACAGCAAAGGTAACTATGCAGAAGTAAACCCATACGGTGTTAAAGAAATGCGTGGATATGGTGCAGCTACTAAAGGTCGTAAGATTAGCGGTAAACAAGGCTAGTAATGAACTACGTTCAACTGTATCAAGCAATACAAGACTATGCGGAAACTACAGAACAACTTTTTGTAGCTAATATACCTACTTTTGTTCAAGAAGCTGAAGAGCGTATTTATAATTCAGTTCAATTACCTTCGTTACGTAAAAACGTTACAGGTACTTTGACATCTGGCAATAAATACTTATCACTTCCAAACGATTGGTTATCTACATATTCTTTTGCTGTTATTAATGCAGATGGAACGTATGAATATCTTTTAAACAAAGATGTAAACTATATTAGACAGGCCTTTCCTAGCCCTACTGATACAGGAACACCAACGCATTATGCTTTATTTGGATCTCAATATAGTGCTATTAATGAGCTGTCCCTTCTTTTAGGGCCAACGCCTGATGCAAGTTATAATGCTGAATTACATTATTACTATTACCCACCTACGATTGTGCAAGGTCAAATCACATCAATATCTATTACCACAGTAGGGTCATTATATGTTCCTGGCGTATATAAAAACGTATCGTTAACTGGTGGTTCTGGATCTGGTGCTACAGCTACTATTGTCATTAATTCATCTGGTGCAGTGAGCTCAATCACTTTAAATGAAGGTGGCCAATTTTATGTGGTAGGCAATATACTAAGTGCTGCTACAGCAAACTTAGGTGGTGCTGGTTCTGGATTTACAGCTACCGTAAATGCGGTATCTAATTCAACTGGAACTTCATGGCTAGGTGATAATTATGATCCAGTCTTATTTTATGGTTCTATGCGTGAAGCTATGATATTCCAAAAACAAGAGCCAGATGTTATTAAAAATTACGAAGATAAGTATCAAGAAGCTGTACAACAACTTAAACGTCTTGGTGACGGCCTTGAAAGAGGTGATGCATATCGTGATGGTCAGACTAAACTTAGAGTTAATACATGATAACCCAAACCGCTTGCACAGTATTTAAATCTAACATGCTTAAAGGTCTTGAGAACTTTAATGCAGGCACGCCATATACATATAAAATAGCCCTTTATAACGCATTAGCAGATTTAGGTGATGCTACGACAGCCTATACCACAACTAATGAGGTTACAGGCACAGGATATGCGGCTGGAGGGGTTGTTTTAACCCCTACGACAATACTTTCAGATACAGAAGATAATACAGCTTACTTATCATTTGCTAACGTCACATGGACCCCAGCAAATTTTACTTGTAGGGGTGCTTTAGTTTATAATAGCACTACAAATGCGGCAGTTTTTGTATTAAATTTTGGCTCTGATAAAACAGCAACAACTAGTTTCACAGTGCAATTTCCAACGGCAAATTCAACAAGTGCCATTTTAAGAATAAGTTAAGGAGTAATTATGAATCAAAACGAAAAAGGTGGATTTGGGGATAATGCTACCATCACGCTAAATGCTGGTGCTGCTGCTAATGAAACTGTAGGTATTGAAGGTTTTTATGAAGTAAAATGTCATGACAAAGATGGCAATTTAAAATGGGAAGACTCATTTCCTAATCTAGTAAACGCTGTAGGTAAACAACTCATGTTAGATACCTTATTAAAAGGTTCTTCATATTCTGTAACAGGTCCATTTTTAGGTCTTATTTCAGGTGCGTCACCAACATTTGGTACAGGATCAGACACACAAACGTCACATGCTGGCTGGACAGAATTTACTAACTACACAGTAGGTGGTTCAGCAGTTCGTGGTACAGCAGTGTTTGCATCAGCAACATCAGCAGGTTCAACACCATCAAACGTAACTACATCTGCAGCAACAGCAATTGTTTATACAATTACAGGTGCTGGCGGTACAGTAGGCGGATGTTTCTTGGTAACAGGTACTGGTGCTACATCGGCTCAATCTAATACTGGTGGTACATTGTATTCTGCAGGTGCATTTACAACAGCTAAAGTTACAACAGCTGGTGATACAGTAAGCGTTACATACTCTACAACAGCTACTAGCTAAGGAGCTTAAATGGCTCTTGCGTTAAATGATCGTGTCCAGCAACAGGGTACGGCTAACACCACAGTCAGCTTTACCCTAACTTCGTTAGTTACTGGGTTTCAATCCTTTGCCGTTATTGGTAACGGAAACACGACCTATTATTCTGCGACAGATGCATCAGGTAACTTTGAAGTAGGTATTGGTACTTATTCTACTACTGGACCTACATTAACTCGTAACACAATTCTATCTTCAAGCAATTCTAATACTGCTGTTACCTTTGTTGGTACAGTTAATGTATTTGTTACATACCCCTCAAGTAAATCAGTTAACCTAGATAGTTCAAGTAATGTCAGTGCATTAGGCACTATTAGTTCTGGTACATGGAATGGTTCAACGATTGGTGTAGCTTATGGCGGAACAGGTGTCACTACATCATCTGGCGCTAACTCTGTAATGTTAAGAGATGCAAACCAAAACGTAGCTGTAAACCGACTTAATCAATCTAATACAAATACATCAGCCGCTGGCGGTGTTACTGCATTAACGACAGCATCAAGTTATATTCACACGCTTTCTGGTACTGGTAACCAAACATACACAATGCCTGATGCTACCACCCTGTCTACTGGGGTAGCATTTCTGTTTAATAATATGGCGACTGGAACGCTAACGCTTCAAGATTATGCTACTGGGCCTATTGGAACAATCCCTTCTGGTGGAGCTGGGGCAGTATTTTTAACTGTTAATGCTACTGTTGGTGGCACATGGGATTTACATGCTTATCTTCCAGAAGGCGTTACGTTTGGTACGAACGCTTTTAACCTCGGCACTTCAGTTATTTCTGGTGGTACTTGGCAAGGCGGCACAATAGGTACTGCATATGGTGGCACAGGGTTAACTTCTTTCTCTGCAGCTAACTACGCATTATATTCAACATCAAGTTCAGCTTTAACAGCAGGTACATTACCTGTAGCAGCAGGTGGTACAAACGTTACTTCATTTACAGCTAACGGAATTGTATATGGTAACGGTACATCTGCATTAGGTGTTACAGCGGCAGGTGCTACAGGAGAAGTTTTAATAGGTAATACAGGATCTGCTCCAACATGGGGTACTTTATCAGGTGCAGCAGTTACATCATTTAGTGCAGGTACTACAGGATTTACACCAAGTATTGCCACAACAGGTGCAATCACACTTGCAGGTACTTTAGCTACCACTAATGGTGGTACTGGACTTACATCATTTACAAGCGGTGGTGCATTATATGCAACATCCTCAAGCGCTTTAACCACTGGTACACTTCCAATAACTTCTGGTGGTACAGGGCAAATATCAGCCTCTGCAGCATTTAATGCATTAAGTCCTATTACTACAACAGGTGATTTAATTATTGGTAATGGTACTAATAGTGCTACAAGATTAGGTATAGGTACTAATGGTTATGTCTTAACATCAAATGGTACTACAGCTTCATGGCAATCTGCTTCAAGTAGTGGTGTATCAACATTCCAAACATCTTTAAGTGGATTAACACCAAGCACCGCTACAACAGGTGCAGTCACATTAGCAGGTACATTAGGCGCTACATCTGGCGGCACTTCACAATCAACTTATACTACTGGTGATATTCTCTATGCTTCAGCTTCAAACACATTAGCTAAATTACCTATAGGAACAGCAGGACAGGTATTATCTGTAGCTAGTGGAATTCCATCATGGGCAGCAAGTACTTCATCTGGTGTTTCATTTACCGTTACAGATTTTACAGCGACAGCAAGCCAAACAACATTTACTGTGACCTACACTGTAGGCTTAGTAGAAGTTTATAGAAACGGTGTTAAATTAGCTATTGCGGATTATACCGCTTCAAATGGTACTACGATTGTTTTAGCTACAGGCGCTAATGTGGGTGACGTAATTGAAGTAATAGCATTTGGTGCAGTGAATACCGCAGCTGTGATTACAGCAGAAGACTTTAGTGGTACAGGATCTCAAACAGTATATACAATGTCTGTAACCCCTGCTAACTCAGAATCAGTGATTATAGCTATATCAGGTGTAGTTCAAGACCCAAGTAACTACACAGTTTCAGGTACAACATTAACATTCTCAACAGCACCTCCATTAGGTACTAACAATATCTCATGCCGTTATTTAGCACTACCTACCACGACTACAGGAACTGGGGCTGTAATTAATGCAACTAATGGTATAATTATTAATAACCAAACCATCTCTGCTTCATATACAATTCCTGTAGGCAGTAATGCCATGAGTACGGGTCCTGTAACAGCGGCAAGTGGTGTAACCGTTACTGTCTCAGCAGGCAGTAGATATATAGTTATTTAAGGATAAAAATTGGCATCTCAAATAAACGCAAGTAATTCTGGATTTGGAGGCATAGTTTCTACTGGAGACTCTAGTGGCGAACTACAACTTCAAACCGCTGGTACTACAGCATTAACTATAGATACCTCACAAAGAGCAGCCTTTGTAGCAGGAACAGCAGCAGCTCCAGCTATCACTACAACAGGCGATACTAATACAGGTATCTTCTTTCCAGCAGCAGATACTATTGCTTTTGCTGAAGGCGGTGCAGAAAGTATGCGTATAGATAGTAGTGGTAATGTAGGGATTGGTACTGCTAGTCCTAGCCAAAAATTGCAAATATCAACAAGTTCCGCATCCGACATTGCAATGCAATTAACAAACAGTTTAGGAAGTTTTAAAATTTCTAATTTTAGCGACAGCTCAATAGGATTAGAAACAACATATTCAGCTCCAATACGTTTTTTTACAAACGCTACAGAACGTATGCGTATAAGCTCTACTGGTAATGTGATGGTAGGGACTACAATTGAAGACGGTAAATTTAGTGTTACTGGCGGAACTGGTTCCAGTTATCCAACTATTTATATAAAAAATAACAACAACACATCAGGTGACTACTGCGCTCAGTTTGCAATGCAAAGCAATAACACCAACAATACATCTTCTTTTTATTTGAATTGCACAATTCCTGGTATTGCTAACAAATTTGCTATTTATGGCAACGGAACATATGGAACCCTATCTGACCAAAGATTGAAGAAAAACATTGAAACTGCCAGAGATGGCTATCTTGATGATGTAAATAAACTTCGTGTTGTAAAGTATAACTGGAATTCACAAGAGGATGGCGAAGCAAAAGAACTTGGTGTTATTGCTCAAGAACTTGAACAAGTATTCCCAGGTTTAATTCAAGAGTCAAAAGCTGAGGGTGCTGACACATCTTACAAACAAATTAAAACATCTGTATTGCCCTTCATATTGTTAAAAGCTATCCAAGAACAACAAACCATCATCAACGACCTAAAAGCAAGAGTAGAAGCATTGGAGGCTAAATAATATGGCAAGCATAGTAGTCGCAGGAGATACCTCAGGAACCGTAACCTTAACTGCCCCAGCAGTATCAGGTACTACTACGCTAACATTGCCTACTACAACAGGCACTGTAGTAGCGGACACAGCAACACAAACGCTTACTAATAAAACATTAACAAGCCCAACAATAGCTACTCCTACTATTACAGGCCAATTAAATAATCCTACATGGACTACAGGAACAAGACCTGGAAGTCCTATTAATGGAACTCAAGGTTATAATACAACGACAGGTCAGTTAGAGATTTATAATTCAACTTCAGCTACATGGCAAAATGCTGGTACCTCAGGTGCTACGTATACTATAGAATATTTAGTAGTTGCTGGTGGTGGCGGAGGTGGTAGAACAAATGGTGGCGGTGGTGGGTCTGGCGGATATTTAGCTACTACACTATCAAGTCTTGCAGGTGTATCATATTCGGTTACTGTGGGTGGGGGCGGTGCTGGAGGCACTTCTACTTCTGCACCTGGTACAAATGGTTCTAATTCTGTTTTTAGCTCTTCTACATCTATAGGTGGAGGTGGTGGAGGAGGTATTAATTCCAACGGAGCTTCTGGTGGATCTGGTGGAGGTGGTGGTGGAGACCCAGGACCATATGCTGGCGGTTCTGGCACAGCAGGTCAAGGTTTTGCAGGTCAAGCTGGACCATTTGGAACTCAACGAGGAGGCGGTGGTGGAGGCGCTTCAGCTGCAGCTACTAACCAAAATGGAGCTGATGGATTAAACTGGCAATCACTAGGTACATTTTATGCTGGTGGAGGCGGTGGTGGTTCTAATGTTGCTGCAGGTAATAGCCCAGGTACTGGTGGGGCAGGCGGTGGTGCGTCAGGTTTAGGTGCAAGTGCATCAGGTGTTCCAACTGCAGCTACAGCTAATACAGGCGGTGGTGGCGGTGGTTCTGGCGGTAACGGTAGTGCATCTAACGGTGGTAACGGAGGTTCAGGTATTGTTATTCTTCGCTACTCTGGTTCACAAAAAGGCACAGGTGGTACAGTCACTTCAGCGGGTGGATATACATACCATACATTTACAAGCTCAAGCACATATACATCATAAGGATAATTAATGGCACTCATACTTACAGGAACCTCAGGAGCAAGTACACTAGATAGTTCTACAGGATTAGCTGTAGCTACTTGGACTACAGGTACACGCCCGTCTGCTCCTGTGACTGGACAACTTGGTTATAATACAACAACAGGACAGTTAGAGATATATGGTGCTGTTGGTTGGGCAAATGCAGGTACAGCAGGCAATGCTTATACAGTATCTTATTTAGTTGTTGCTGGTGGTGGTGCTGGAGGTCCTGCAAATACATGGCTTGTAGGGCCAGGCGGAGGTGCTGGAGGACTTTTAACAGGTACATCTACACTAACATTTGGCTCTGTTTATACAGTCACAGTTGGGGCTGGCGGAGCTGGTAGTTCATCAGTAGGAAGTGGGGCTTCTGGGGCTAATTCAGTTTTATCTGGCACAGGAATTACCACTATTACCTCTATAGGAGGAGGCGGAGCTGGACATCCAAATGGTACTGCTGGACTTTCTGGAGGTTCTGGTGGTGCTCCTGCTGGAACTGGAACAATTGGCTCTGGAACTGTAGGGCAAGGAAATAATTCAGGAACTTCAACATCTACAGACCCACATTATGGTCAAGGCGGAGGCGGTGGAGCTGGTGCTGTGGGAGGTAATGGGACTACTTCAATTGGAGGTAATGGCGGAGCTGGCTCTGCATCTTCAATTACAGGAACTTCAGTCACTTACGCAGGTGGTGGTGCAAGTGGAACATTTAATGGTGGAACACGAGGAACTGGTGGAACTGGTGGTGGCGGTAATGGTGGTGATAATCCAAACGGTAATGGTTATAGTGGAACTGCTAATTTAGGCGGTGGTGGTGGTGGAGCTTCTTCTAATGGTGCAACTTATGCTGGCGGTTCAGGCGGTTCAGGTGTAGTAATTCTTTCAGTTCCTACAACAAACTATACAGGTACAACTACTGGTAGCCCAACTGTAACAACTAGCGGTTCTAACACAATTATTAAATTTACAGCAAGCGGTACTTATACAGCATAATTTTTAAAGGAGAAAACAATGTCACATTTTGCAAAAGTAGTAGACGGTAAGGTTACACAGGTCATCGTGGCTGAACCAGAATTTTTTGATACATTCGTAGATTCAAGTCCAGGTACTTGGCTACAAACTTCGTATAATACGCATGGTAATCAACACCCAGAAGGCAGACCTTTAAGAGGTAACTATGCTGGAATTGGTTACACATATGATGCAACTAACGATGTATTCATAGCCCCTAAACCTTTTAATTCTTGGGTTATAAAT